AGGCAAAAGCAAAGTGAAGTCTTCAAGCTCCCCGAAGTTTCTCGGGGGCGGGTCCACCAAGATGTTCGGCAAGCAGCATGCGGGTCCGCAGGCGTCGCTGACCGACGGTAGCACCGGTAAGCGCACCAAGGGCGACGGCGGCAAGTGGGCCAAGGGCGGCTCGGGCCACATGTTCGGCAAGCAGAGCGCCGGGCCGCGCAAGTCGGGCACCACCGGCAAGTAGGAGGGTTTAATGGCGTCCACTGTAGCCACCATCAAGATCGACGATAACGATCTTGAGAGGATCATTCCGCTCATGCAGACGGCGGCCGGGGTCACGCCCATCCGTGTCAGGCTGAACGACGCGGAGATCACTGCGGCGATCCGTGCGCTGGAGGTTGCGGCGGGTGTCACGCCCTTGCACTTGCAACTGGATCGCAAGGACTGGGTAGCGGCGCTGGTCGGCGTGCAGATCAAGCTCAACCAGCGGACTTGCACCATCAGCATCGCCACGCCCGCCGTGGTCACGCTGGCCACGCACGGCTTCCTCGCCAACCAGCCAATTCGGTTCCAGTCCACCGGCGCGCTGCCGACGGGGCTGACCATCGGACCAACTTACTACGTGTCCGCGACCGGGCTCGTTGCCGGGTCGTTCCAAGTATCGGGTTCACCCGGTGGAGCGTCGATTGCCACGACCGGCACCCAGTCGGGCGTGCATGTGGTGTTCCCCGTCTAGGAGAAGCCAATGGCGAAGTTCGCAAAGATGCTCAACAACAAGGGCAAGGGGAGCAAATCCGAAGTGCTCCCCAGCCGCCATGCCCTGAACCGCCTCGCGGGCGGGGAGCCGTGGGAGCGCTCGATGGGCAACTACGCCAAGAGCACGCCCAGCGGCGAGGAGGCGTTGGACGCGCCATCCATCATGAACTTGCTGCAAACGGACAGAGCCCGACTCAAGTGAATGGCCGCGAATTGATAATGGCCGCCGCGCAACTGGCGCGCCGCGCCCCGGAGGAGTGGGACATCTTTCTGATAGCGCTCGCGGAGCATACCGACATGCGCCGGGACGAGTGTGTGCAGGCGCAGCCCGAAATGATCTTGGTCGCACAGGGTCGCGCGCAGGCGTGCGTCAAACTGGAGGCGCTCTTCGCCGATTGCCGCGAGGAAGCCGAAGCTATTTCGAAAATGCAAAGCAAGCCCCGTCCACCGCGATAACGCCGTGGCGGCTCTTGCAGGAGAAAAAGCATGGCTACAGCACCGAAGCAGGTGGACCCGAACACGTTTGTACCGCCCGCAGTGCGGCGCGCCGCCGAGCAGGCTGATGCGCTCTTCAGGGCGCAGAGGGGGGAAAACCCCCCGGAGATAGCAGAGCCAACCCCGGAAACACCAGTTACCCCGGAAGTAACTCCCCCCGGTATTGTGCAGACTTCCCCCGGTACTGTGCAGCCCTCGCCAGTACCCTCTCCTCCTACCCAGCAGCAGGAGAACGAAGCATCATGGGAGCATCGCTACAAATCAGCCGAAGGGCGATGGAAGCGCGCGGGCGACGACGTGCGTACAATGGCGGATCAGATCGCCAGCATGCAGAGCACAATCGCGACCCTGCAGGCGCGACAGGTGGAGACACCCCCCGAGTTGCGCCCGCAGAGCTTCCTGACCCCGGAAGAGGTTAGCGAGTACGGTAACGAGTTTTTGGGGGTAGTGGCCAAGAAGGCGAAGGAAGAGTTCTCGCCCGAGGTTCAGGCGCTGCGCAACCAGATCGCCGGACTCGAAAGGAAGTTTGAAGGTACCGTCGCCCAGACGAGCGCGCGGGCGCGTGCCGACATGGACGCCAGCCTCGACAGGCAGCTTCCCGAGTGGCGCGATATCAACTTCATGCAGGATTTTCACTCGTGGCTGGCGTTGCCAGACACTTATTCGGGTGCTATTAGGCATACCCTATTGAAGACCGCATACGAGCAGAACAACGCTCCTCGCGTGCTGGCCTTCTTCCGAGGCTTCCTCGATCATGAGGCTGCCATGGCCCCGACGAACTCCGGGCCGGATTTGACTCCCCAGAACGGGGGCAAAATCCCGCTCGCAAGTTTTGCGGCACCGGGCAGAGCCAAGACTGCAGCGGCAAGCAACGCCCCTGCTGAGAAGCCGAATTTCACTCACGGTCAAATCGCCGCCTTCTATGCTGAAGTCGCCGCCGGACGATGGCGTGGGCGCGAGGCAGAGAAGGAACGCATCGAGGTGCAAATCGTCGAGGCGGGGCGGGAGGGCCGTGTTCGGTAACCCTCTCAGCAGGAGTCACGAACCGTGGCATATCCTATTGCGCCGACTGGCAGTGTCCTCGGCACGTCCGCCTATCCGTTCACCGTAGCCGGTAACACCCTCGGCTCGACCGGCTTCATTCCCGAAATCTGGTCTGGCAAACTCGTCGAGAAGTTCTATGCGAGCACCGTGCTCGCCGCGATCTCCAACACCGACTACGAAGGTGAGATCAAGAACCAAGGCGACAAGGTCAAGATCAGGACCAAGCCGACGATCACCATCAGCGACTACAGCGCTGACCAGTCGCTGACCCTGCAGCGGCCGTCGGGCAACGTGCTCGACCTGCTGATCGACAAGGGCAAGTACTTCAATACGATCCTCGATGACGTGATGGACGTGCAGAGCGATCTGAACCTCCTCTCGATGTGGTCCGACGACGCCGCCGAGCAGATGAAGATCACCATCGACACGCTGGTGCTTCTCGGAGTCAAGGATCAGGCTGCGACCAAGAACAAGGGTACCGCCGCCGGGCAGATCACCAGTGGCATCAACCTTGGTGCAACCACGACACCCCTTCCTGTCGTTGCTCGCTCCCCCACCACCGGCAAGGTCGAAATTCTCGACGCGATCCTGCGGATGGGTCAGGCGCTCGATGAGCAGAACGTCCCCGAAACCGGCCGCTGGGTTGTGCTGCCGACGTGGGCCGCCACGCTGATCAAGATGAGCGAACTGCGCGAGGCGTATCTCTCGGGCGACGGCACGTCGATGCTCCGCAACGGACGCCTCGGCATGGTGGATCGCTTCACGCTTTACAGCAGCAACCTGCTGCCGTCGGGCACCGGCGCGTCGCTGGTTGCGGGCGAGTACGTCATGTATGCGGGCCACGCCCACGGACTGACGTTCGCCACGCAGATGACCAAGATGGAGACGCTTCGCTCAGAAATGACGTTCGGCACCATCATGCGCGGGCTGCAGGTCTTCGGCTACAAGGTGGTCGACGGCACGGCACTCGTACAGGCGGTCATCTCGGTCGGCTGATCACCGTGGTATTATCTGGGCGGCCGGGGTGACCCGGCTGCTCATTACCTCGGGGGTAACCGATGGCGCTCGACACCGTTGCGGACTATGTGGCCGAAGCGCGGGTGCTCTTGCAGGATAAAGTCCAAGAGTACCGCTACTCGGACCTTGAATTGGTCAACGCCCTCAATCTGGGCGTCATGCACGCGCGTCGCATGCGGTCAGACTTGTTTCTCGATAGTCATGGTACTGTCCCGCAATTCACCGTGGACAACATTGCGTCGGGCACGCCGTTTCCAATGGATGTGCAATACCGTGTGGTGTTCATCCTTTTTATGGTTGGCTACGCGCAGCTTAGAGACGAAGAGGATACGCAGGACGCCCGCGCGATAGGGTTCATCACCAAGTTCACGCAGCAGTTGGTGTCACTCTCATGAGTCAAGAAACCGACCGCCTGATGAAGAACCTCCGCACGCATCTCCCCGGCGTGCTGGACCCGGTGCTGCTGCTTGAGTTGTTCAACGTACTGGATGACTTTTTCAACCGGTCGAACGCTTGGTCAGAGAACATTGAGTTCGGGGTTCTCGCCAGCGATCCACCGGGGACGATCTACTACATCGAATGCGAGAGCACGGCGAAGATGATCCGGCTCTTGGGGGTCTACAACCCTGATAACACTGGCTATGGCTACGGTTACTGGTATGGCGGTAATTTCAGCTATCCCGCCATGATGGATATCCCCGGTGAGCTTGTTCTCCTGCGTCCTGCCGGGAGTGAGCAAACGACACTGACTGCTATCGTGGCGCTGAGCGTGAGCGATCCGATGGCGCGCAACGGCTACCCG